CCCCCCCTCGACCCCCCCTCTAACAGAGGGGGAACGTCCCCGCCTCCGGCGGGAACTTAGGTCTAGACACACAAAAGTGTGACACATAAGTGGTCCCAGGGTAATACTTCGGCACTAAAGTGCCACCTGGGACCTCAGGGTGGAGGCCATCCCCAAATTTGATTGGAGAGCAAACTAGTCTCCACTTGCCCATCCGGGTTTGGGGGCCCCTGGCCTCCGGCCCTCCCCAAACCCTACGGGCTAAGTTACGACTAGTTTGCTCTCCAATCAAATTTGGGTCAGGCCTGGTTTCTATCTTACGCTCGGTTGAACCGAGCCCGCTTTTGCCATTAGACTATACCGGGTTAAGTGGTTTATTAAGCGTCGTCGTCAACTTCCATAAACTCGGCAGGGCCTTCGAAATCACCAGTAGTAGGCTTCGAATTAGAAAGTGCAATCAGAGGATAGTGAGGATTATCGTAGGTGAAAGAAATAGTCTTCTTCACTACATAACCCATCGTGCACTTCATAGTCGACACAGTAGTGTTCGCCAACTTCTCATGACCGAGAGTGCCAAAAAACTTGACAATCGGAAAACACGTAATCTTACGAAGCGCGTCCTCATGATCATCAACCAATTGATGAGCAGCAATCGGATACTTAGGCGTCTTTCCACACGAAACACTCATACTATCAGCGGGCTTGAGAGTTCTCCTTCTAGTCTTGTAGATCTTGAACTTCGACATAAACGGAGTGGAGTAGTATGGGTTCAGCTCATGAACCCAACAAACAAGAGCATTACTACTCTTAATCAAACCCTGAGTGGTCTCATCTGCATCAAGCATGCGCTCTTTGAATCCATCTTCAAGTAAACCTAAAGCTGTACCCTTAACGCCTGAATGCACATTGTGAAAGAAACGATCACGAGCATAACACCAGTAAACCTGAACATGCACATCGTGCTCTGACAGATTCTTAACGAAAGCATTAGCACGTAGCTTCTTGAAGTGAACCATAACAGACTGCCTAATGCCTTGACCTGGAAGCAAGGCATCGCTGTTCTCTCCAACATCAGCAATCGCTGCATTAGTATCTATAGTAGATCCACATGTAAACGGAATCCACATAACCATCTGACCAACAGCAGCCTCTTGGCCGCCAGATGCTTCATTCTTCCAAATCTTGGAAGGACCGAGTCGAGTCATAGCTCTCCTGACACGAGTAGTAAACGAGGGATAATAATATCGACGTCTTTTATAAGGTCTCTTCTTCTTGCGGTATTTACCTTTGCGACGCTTGCCATTGCGATAACGGGGCATTTTGCGAAATGATCTCCACCGGCGAGTCTTCCTCCATTTCTTCGCCCGACGACGTCCACTCGTCCGAGTCTTCGCCGGACCAACCAATTTCCGCCTTGGTTTCTTGCCGTGCCAAGGGAGGGCAAGCAATTTCTCCTCTTCCATATCCATAAGAGGGGAAGGCAGGGATCTCAATACGTTCGCGCGCGCCATGATATCCATCTCCTCTGGAGTGTATAGGGCACCTCTCCACCTTACGAGATAACCTTCTCCACGTTTTACGTTCTCCTTGTATTGATGCCCGGAATGGGCTCTTACCAGAGCCCCTGCCCCAACACCAGCAGCGGCAGGAACTGCCGCCTTCGCCACTTGGCGGGCTCTTCTCTTCGTGGCGGGGGACGTCAACGTAGACGTCCATCGGGTCACCGCATCCGCTATCTGATCCCTCCGCCTCTTTGGTTTCCGGGAGCGTCCACTGCCAATCATCCATTTAGTCAAATGACGTTTCGTTGATGAAAAAGCAACTTTATTCGATGTTCAACTGGATTTTGAGCTCATCATAACGCGCATCCCAGTTCTGAACTTCCTCTCCCCGTACTCTAACCACCCGTTCAAATCGACGTCGCAATGGGGCGTAATCCTCATCGATATGCCACGAATCCGGACTGTTGTTCGAGGTAACAAAGATATATCTCGGTCGCCAGCTAACAAAGCCTCCCTTAACAGGGACTCGTAGAGGATATCTGTCCAACACCTGGAGCAGAAAAGAGTAGTCCGAACCACCCCGGTAATCGTCAATGAGTGCCAGTGGTTGACCCTCGTAGCCGTCAAACCATCGAAGTCCTGGATCCGGTACACGAAAAAGCTCTTGTCCACGAGATCCAGCAAACTCATAAACAAATCTTGTCTTTCCACATCCCGGGTCGCCCCAGAGGACATAAACAGATGGTGCAATACGCACGTCTGATTCGGACACAAGATCTCGATAGGCAGCGAAAGATCGTCGGTAAATAACCCATTGAGTGAAATGCTCTCGAGCAATCTCTCGATCAGATACTCCCTCATTAATCTTAGCCTGTATGTTAAGCAGATCAGTACGCCGACCCTGGCTTGGTAGGAGCCCAAACTCTTCGAAATCATCATCCTTAGTGCAGTATTGTCGATTCTGTCGTGCAGAACCTTTAGCAGCCTCCAGGTGTATTCCTCCAAACTCAACTCCAAGCAGAGACTTAATGCCGTCCATGGTCCTGGCATTCTTGAATCTGAAATAACCCTGGAGATGTCGGGTCCCGGTAGTAGGGGCGAACTCTCGTCCGAAAACAAGATAGCCGGACTCATCAGCCATTTCTCGTCCGAGGTTTCGGAGTCGGAGGACGTGGTTGGGTCCGAAGTTGTTGAAAGTAAAGCACCAGCCTCGACTTCGTCTTCCTCTGGCCATGACATTATCAAAATGAATCGTTGTTGCATCAAGTGCTCACGTGGTTAAAAATATTTTTTTTTTAAATAACGGTTGTTGCGTCCGTTACTTTTTAAAAAAAAAAGCGGCGGGGGGGGCTTCGCCCCCCCTCGACCCCCCCTCTAACAGAGGGGGAACGTCCCCGCCTCCGGCGGGAACTTAGGTCTAGACACACAAAAGTGTGACACATAAGTGGTCCCAGGGTAATACTTCGGCACTAAAGTGCCACC